TTGCATGCTATGATTAGAGAACTAGCAAATGATATAGGTTATACTTTTATGGAGATGAAGCTCCTTATAAAAAGGCAAACCGGTCTTTGCTTTATGAGAGATAAGAAAGAGTATTGTAAATCTTTTGCAGATTGTGATTCAGATGAATTAAATCTGGCAATACAAGAGTGTTTAAGAATAGGTGATGAGCAGGGTATTCAACTAAGATAATTGTTGATTGACTTGCTCATTCATTTTAGCATTAATCTCTTCTATTTTATCAAACTTATTGTCATTTATGGCCTTCATAAGATCTTCAACTAAAGATTGATCTATAGTAGCATCTACTTTTACATTTAATCCTTGATCATATGCATTTGCTTTAAGTAATTGCTGTAATGAGAATATAGTATATAATTGAGCCTCTTCTTCACTAAATGGATTTTTTTCCATGTCAAGACTGCCATCTATATATTGTTCAAATTTTTTGAAGTATCCTGTAAGAACGCTTGGATCATCCATCTTTCTTATGAAGTACATCATAAGATTTTCAAGGCCAAGTATATAGGTAGTGCTTAAAGATATATTTTCAATATTTTTTGAGAAATCATATGTATCTTGCACTTTAATTTTATCGTCAGACATAATTACAAATTTTAAAACATAAATTTAATGAATAAAATCAATATAAACATAAATGATATAAGAAAAAAATTTAAAGATTCATTAGAATTAAACGGTTGGAACAAAATAATGAATCCAGTGATTGATTCAGAAGAATTTGAAATAGCTATATATAAGCTCAAGTCTTATGTAGAAAATGATCAGAGATTTACACCTAAATTATCAGAAATATTTAATGGGTTTGTTTATTGTCCGTATGAAGATTTAAAAGCAATAATTATAGGACAAGATCCTTACCCGCAATTAGGAGTAGCAGATGGTATATCATTTAGTTGTTCTAAAACAGGAAAGGTTCAGCCATCATTGCGTTATATATTCTCAGAAATTGAAAAAACAGTTTATCAAGAATTTCCTAGTTATCAAAACCCAGACCTAAAAAGATGGTCAGAGCAAGGCGTACTAATGTTAAATACAGCATTTACTGTAGAAATAGGCAAGATAGGATCCCATTATAGCATTTGGAAGCCTATTACTAAAATGATATTAGATGCAATTAATGAAGATAAAAAAGGAATTGCAGTTGCATTACTGGGTAAAAAAGCTGAAGAATGGCATTTAAGATTACACTCTCAAAAAATATTTAAAGCACCTCACCCAGCATCCGCTGCATACAAAGGAGGAGTATGGGATTCAGGTAACATATTTGTCAACATAAATGAGTATTTAAAAACTCAAGGGACTATACCAATAACTTGGTAAATACCCTAATATTTTGTAAATTTATAGTCTATGTCAAAACCAACAATTAAGCAAAAAATACATAAAAAATTTAATTCAGATATTAAGAAATTTAGAGAAGAAATAGAATCAAAATATGGAATTAAATTATACATAGCTAATTCTAATTTTGAAGATATTCATCCTATTGAATTAAGTAAAGTATGGGATTTATTATTTGAAATAGTTGAAGAATTTCATCCACAATATATGAATTGTTATAAAGATCCTTTATTAACAAGAGAAAGAGAATGGATGAACTATATGCATTCATATTGTTTAATTGTATTGAAACAATTGAATTATGGACCCAGTGTTATTGGTAGATTTTTAAAAAAAAATCATGCATCAATAATTCACTCAGCAAAAAAAGGTGAAGATCTTTTAGATTTAGAAGATTTTGACTTTTCACACAAGTACCATTTATTATTAAATAAAGTAAAAAAGAATGTGGAATCTATTTCTTAAAATAAAACGGTATGGAATAACTCCTAATCAATGCATGATATTATTTGCATTTAATGAAGGAGTTACACCTTCAGATTGTGATCTTACAGATACAATAGCTTTACATCATGAAGGATATATAACTAATAAAAATAAAATAACCCCAGAAGGGAGAAAAGTTATTGTAACATTAGATAATTATTTTACTGTAAATAAAAAGAAAACTAATAAACAGTTATTGGGAAAATCAGGTTCATTAAATATAGATCAGTATAGAGCTATATTTCCTAAAGGTAAATTACCTTCAGGTGTACCAGGTAGAAACAATGTCAAAATACTGACTGAAAATTTTAGATGGTTTTTTGCAGAATATGATTATACTTGGGAAGAAATAATGAAAGCAACTAAAATGTATGTAAATGAATTTCAAAAGAATAATTACATGTATATGCAGAATAGTCAATATTTTATTTCAAAACAAGATAAACATAAAGTAAAAACTTCAAAGCTTGCTGATTATTGTGATATGATTCGTGATGGCATAAGCACTGAAGAAGACCATTTTAAAGAAAGAGTAGTATGAATAATATAGAACATAAACAAGATAAAGTAGATTTTGCAGAAGTTAAAGATTATGCGGAAAATTTAATTAGAACGCATAAAGGTTATAGACATGATACAGTTGGTGGTGTAATGGAACATGAACAAGCTATACATGCATCTATAATTACATCTAAAGAGTTAGCAAAAGTCACAGCAAAAAAGTTTTATTATGAAGTAACACAATATTTAAAGCTAAAGAAAAATTTAGTATGAGTAGAATGAAACCGGCCTGGGATGGTCAATATAATGCTTTTAATGAAGCATTGAAATATATGATTAAAAGACAATCCGGTGAGGAAAAGTCAATATATACACCTTGGCCTAAGTTTAATGATGCTACTACAGATGGATTAGAATGGAATACTTTAACTGTTATTGGCGGAAGACCTGGTTCAGGTAAAACTCTTATTAAGGATCAGATTATCAGAGAATCATTTACATTAAATCCTGATGATGATTTTAGAGTTTTGGAATTTCAATTTGAGATGGTTGGTAGAACCTCAGCATTGCGTGAATTTAGTTCTTTAACTGGTAAAACTTATAAAGAATTATGTAGTGCAGGTAGTAGGATATCTAAGGATATAATTAATACATGCCATCAATATGCAAAAGATAGAGTTAAGAATCCGGTTGATATAGTAAGTAGACCAATGACTGTTAATCAAATGCGTGAACAATTAGATGCTTATATGGATGAGCACAAGGGTAAAAAAACAATTATTACTCTTGATCACACTATACTTGTTAAAAGAGCCCCATATCAGAATAACAGATTAGATATGTTATTTGAGTTAGGTGAGTTTTTTACACAAGCTAAAAGAGATTATCCATGTTTGTTTATTGCTTTATCACAACTTAATAGGAATATTGATAATCCTGATAGAGCTGTGGATGGTAAGTATGGTAACTATGTATTAGAATCAGATATATTTGGTTCAGATGCAATGCTACAACATGCTGATACATTAATAGGTATCAACCGTCCAGCTAAACAAAAAATTAGGTATTATGGCCCAGATAGATATATTATAAAAGATGATAGAACTTTAGTTTTACACTTTCTTAAAGCTAGAAATGGTGATGCTAGAATGAGTTTCTTTAAAGGTGAGTTTGAAAAAATGCAGATATCTGAAATGCCAACACCAGAACAACAAGATAGAAGATGATAAGTACTAAAAATAAAATTATGACACCGTCAGAGAGAAAAGAAAAAGTTGGGAAACTTAGAGAAGAGCATGAAGATTATTTTCAAACTATTGGAAATATAAAAGCTCTGTATATACCAAAGATGGCTTATAGACCATCAGGCAAGGATGAGCTATATGTATCATTCTTTCCAAGTGAACTTGAGAAAGGTGAAGACATATATACAGAATTTGTAAGTATCAATTATGAATCAGAAGATCCAAAAAGAACATTATATCTTCATAAACATAATCCACATTGGAAACAAGAGTATGAACTTATAACAAGTAACTCAGGATTTGAAAGACATTTAATACCTGTTAGTGAACTTCAGATTATAAATGATGTAACAAATAGAAAGGAAGAGGAAATTAAAACAATTTTTGAATTAGATGATCTTCCTAATCCAGATGATACTGATCCAATGATAAAAGTATTAACAAGGATAGCAGTAGCATTAGAAAAAATATCAAATAAATAAATATGGCACAAAGTGTATTAGTCGTTGCAGAGTCAGGCTCTGGTAAATCTACATCAGGTAGAAATTTAGATCCAAAACAAACTTTTTGGATCAATATTGCAAATAAACCTTTACCTTTTAAAGGTTGGAAGAAAAATTATACGTTGATAAGTAAAGATAATCCTAAAGGTAATATGACAAATGCGTCATCAGCCACAGGCATTATTAAAGCTTTAAAACATGTTAATGATAATATGCCGCATATAACTAATATAGTTATAGATGATTGGCAATACATGTCTGCTTTTGAATATTTTGATAAAGCTCAGGAAAAAGGGTATGACAAATTCACCTCAATCGCTACTAACCTAGCTCAGGTTGCAAAATATCCAAAAGATTTGAGGGATGACTTATATTGTTTCTTTTTGACTCACTCAGAAGATTCAACAGACATGAATGGCCGTAGAAAAGTAAAAGCAAAAACTGTTGGTAAAATGATAGATAATGCTTTAACTTTGGAAGGTCTATTCTCCATTGTATTATTTGGTAGAGTTATCAAAGAAGAAGATGGTACATTAAAGTATGGATTTGAAACACAAACTGATGGGAATAACACTTGTAAGTCTCCCATGGATATGTTTGAAGAATCCTTTATAGAGAACGATTTACAATATGTAAAAGATTGTATAATCAAATATGAACAATAATTAATAAAACAAAAAAAGCGTATGTTAAGTACTAAAGACATGTCTGCAGGTTCAGGCAAAGCAAGACCGGTAATTGGAGTTGGTAACCAAAAAGTAAAAATTAATAGTATTACTTTTGATCAAACTCCATATGATAAAGATGCATATAATGTTGTATTACATGTAGAATCTGAGCCAGTAGGTGGAGAATTTGAAGGATTTTTAGTAGATCCTAATGACAAAAACGGACCTAGATATAAAGGTCAAGTTGGAAGAATAAGGTTAAGCCCTTATCCATACAAAGATGCTACTTTACCAAGCGGTAGGGAAATTAGCAGAGATACTGAGGTATTGAAAGCTATGATTTTCTTAGGTGAAACTCTTAACAAAAGAGATGATCTAGATAGCATTGAAGCTGATACTATTGAAGAATTTATGAAATCTGCAGATTCAGTTTTATCTGGAGATACATATATAAATCTATGTGTTGGTGGTAGAGAATGGGAAAACAAAGAAGGTTATGTAAACTATGATTTGTTTTTACCAAGGAATTCCAAAGATGGAATTGCTATGGAAGCTTTAGATGTTGAAAATAGTAGACTCTATAAGTTTGATAAATCAGAGCATGTGAGAGAACTTCAAAAGAAGTCATCTCCAACAACAGATACATTTGAACCTGCATCAACAGCAGGTGATGATTTTGATCTGTAAAAATAAAATGTAAAAAATAAGGCACGTGGAAAAGTGGACGTGAGTATGGTTAAGACCGGCATCAACCGAAAACAAAGGAGCACACCTCTGCCTTTTTTTATTAAATTTACAAATATGATAAGTACTAAAAACTTAGTGGCTAATGAAGCATCTGTTCCAAGTTACTGGGTTTTTCAGTATTATTTGAATCTCAGTGAACATCTCAATGGGCAGGATATAAAAATAAAATCTCTTTGGAATCCAACAGAACGTACAGCAAGTATGTGCATATATGTTGATAAATCAAAGCGTTGTTATATGTATAAAGATTTTTCTACAGGGAAAGGTGGTAATAAAATTAATTTAATTCAAGATGTATTTGATTTAAATTATTCAGGGGCTATTGAAAAAATGGTTAATGATTACAATAAGTTTGTAGCGCAAAATGGATGCGCTAAAATTGACTTTACACCTCAACCTAAATGGGAGATAGAACTTATTAATACCCGTGATTGGACACAAGATGACGCCAAATACTGGCTCCAGTATAGAATAGGTAGTTCTATGTTATCTAAATATAATGTTAAACCTATTGATTACTATAATTTAGTAAAGTCTAATAAAGGGACCGTGGAGAAAAAGACTATACGTGGTAAAAATATGTATGGTTATTATAATAAACATGGTGAAGCATTTAAAATATATCAACCTCATAGAGATGGATTTAAGTTTTATAAAATTGAATCATATACACAAGGTTTGGATCAGTTAGAGTATAATAAACCTTATTTGGTGATATGTTCTTCATTAAAAGATGCAATGTGTTTAAAAAGCTTTGGTTATAATATTGAAGTTATTGCACCAGATAGTGAGAATACAGTTATAAAACCTTATTTAATTGAGAATTTAAAATTAAAATATAAAAAGATAATTACACTTTTTGACAATGATGATGCAGGTAAGGCTGCTATACAGAAATATGAAAAACTTTACGGTATACCGGGTACTTTCCTAGAATTAAGTAAAGATATTTCAGATGCTGTAAAAGATTATGGTTGGGAAAAGGTACACAAGAGTTTAAAAGTTACACTTAAAAACACTATACATAAATGAAATGGTTTATCCCAGGAAATGTACCATCAAGTAAGAATGGAAGACGTTGGACAGGCAAGTACTTCATATCTAGTAAAACAGTTATGAAATATAGAAAAGATACTAAATCTATCTATCAAAAGTATGCCCCTCAGTTTCAAAAAGAACTGAAGAAGCATAAACTACCAGTTACAATTGCTTTCACTTTTATTCGTGGTACTAAACATAAGTTTGATTACATAAATCCTGCGCAAACAGTGCAAGATGATATGGTAACACATGGTTGGATTGAAGATGACAATATGGTCAACATGATCCCTGTGTTCAAGCCTTATAAATATGATAAAGAAAAACCAGGCGTAATAATTGAAATAATAAAAAATGGCAAAAGAACCAATAGAAATGCTTCCAATAATAGGAAGACTTAAAGATTACGGTGTCTATAAAGTTGTTTCTAACTTTGACGGACAAGGAGATTCAGGAGACGTATATGAAACATTATTTTATTCTAAAGAAGGTGAAGAAATAAACCTAGAGTTATATTTAAGTGAAGATAAGATATATAAAAGAACAGTAGGTAAAGTAGAAGACTTTGTATATGATAAAATAGAAGATGCTGTTAATAGTTATGGCGGTGACTGGGTTAATAATGATGGAGGTTATGGTACTTTAGAATTATATTTAACTGATTTTAAAGTAGAATGTAACTATTATCAACGAACAGTAGATGAATATGATTGGTCTTCAAGCATCTTTAAATAATGGCACATCCTTTAATGCATGCCAAATCCTCAGTTAAAAAATGGGGAGGCATCCCAGAAGATTATATTAAAATACATGATTGGTTTGATGAAACAAAAAGATGGATAGGTCATTCTATGCATAGATTGTATCGTCATCACAGTGAAGGTATTTTTGAATGTGAAATAATCTTTGGAAAAAAGTTTAAAAATTCAGACGGTAAAACCGTGTATACAAGATATGTTGGAGAGCAGCATGTCAAAGAAGATTGTAATAATTACATTCCCTCAGCTAAAGAATGGATTGTTCATATGAACAGAAAAGAAAAACCAGATTGGATGAGAAAAACTTTAAAAATTGAAGATTAAATGACAAAAGAAAAAATAGTAGTAATAGATGTAGAGGTTTTTAAAAACTTAAGCCAAATGCTTCAGTCAAGCAATAATGAAGACATACAAATGGCATTAGAAACAATAAAAAATTTAAATCCTTGTGAAGAGTTGATAAGATTATTTTTAAAAAAAACTACTTATCAAGGTAGATCAGCATTGATCGAAATGTTAGGTCAGAGTAAATGGGGATTTAATGACTTAACAATGGCAGAAATATATAATTGTATAAAAGGATCAAAAGATTCAAATATAGATAACATAAAAAAAATTTATGAAACATTGGTTCTTGAGCATTTTCAACATTTGACTAAAGAATATAATTTTATAGATGGAAAATACGAAGTAATATGGTAGCAAATTTAGTATCAAAAACAAGTAAAACATTAATATTTACAGAGCCCTTTTATGGGCTCTTTTTGGTTGGCCTTAATAAGGTTTATAGAGAGGATATTCCTACAGCTGGTGTTAGTAAGAATGGCATTGGCGCACAACTAGCAGTTAATCCTGAATTTTTCACAAATTTAAGTGAGAATCACAGAATAGGTTTATTAAAACATGAACTATTACATATATCTTTTGGTCATCTTACTACAAGAGAACGTTATGATGATAAGAAGTTATTTAATATAGCTGCTGATATAGAGATCAATCAATATATAGATCCTAATTATTTGCCAGAAGGTGGATTAACTCTGGATACATTTCCTGAATTGAAACTTCCTACAAGAGCAGGTACAGATGTATATTATGATTTGTTAAGTCAAGCAAAACAAAATGGAACATGTCCATCATTGGATGGCTTACTTAGTCAGATGGACGGTACAACTCCTCAATGTCATGCTACATGGGAAGAATTTGAAGATTTACCTGAAGCAGAAAAAAAGTTGATTGAAAAACAAATTGAGCATAGACTCAAAGAGAATGCAGATGCAACTGAAAAAAGATGTGGTAATATTCCAGGTGAATTAGCTGATCTTATTGAAAGATTACGTCATACAGAACCTCCAAAGTTTGATTGGCGTGGTTATCTTAGAAGATTTGTTGGTAACTCTAGTATAGTTTTTACAAAAAAACTAAGACGTAAATATAATAAGAGGTACTTTGAGAATCCCGGTTTGAAGATTAAGTTCAAAAATCATATATGTGTGGGTGTTGATACATCCGGATCAGTTAGCAATGATGAATTAAAAGAGTTTTTCTCTGAATTAGTTCATATGCACAAGACTGGTCATAAAATTACAATTGTACAATGTGATACAAGAATTAAATCTGTTAAGGATTTTAATCCTAAAATGGATTGGGAGATACACGGTAGAGGTGGTACATCATTTCAACCCGTAGTAGATCACTATAATGAGAAAAAGAGTTATACAGCTCTTATATATTTTACAGATGGAGAAGCTTGGGCTCCGGAAAACTGTCCCAATAATACACTTTGGGTTCACAGCAGTCATTGCAACGTCAATGAAGAACTACCAGGACAAAAAATACAATTAAATTAAAAAAACAATTATGGCACAAGTAAATTTAAACATTGATGACTTAAATGGCTTTATGAAGCACATTATAAATAATAATAGATTTCTACAAGGACAGGGTAAACTACCTGTTGCAGTAGAAGTTCTTGGTGAATCAGGTATTGGTAAAACATCTACCGTTAAACAGATCGCTGAAGATCATGACATGGATTTTGTTAAGTTAAATTTAGCTCAGATTGAAGAACTTGGTGATCTTGTTGGTTTCCCAGTAAGAGAGTTCCAGATGTATAAAGAACAAGTAGTTAACATTCCATCTAAAGGTGACACTGTAAACTACGGTGCAAAGTCTGCAGCATCTAATGATGTTGCTAAACTAGCATCTAATAATTCTGTTACAAAGAAGATTGGGCAGTGGGTAAGTGAGCTCGCTGTTAGTGATTATTTGAGCAATGGTTACAAGATGACAGGTAAAAACCGTATGTCATATTGTGCGCCAGAGTGGATTTCAGGAAAGAAAAAAGGTGGTATCCTCCTTTTAGATGACTGGAACCGTGCAGACGTTAGATTTATTCAAGCCGTAATGGAGCTGATAGATCGTCAGACGTATATCTCTTGGTCACTTCCTGAAGATTGGCATATTGTATTAACCGCAAATCCGGATAATGGAGACTATATGGTTAATTCTGTTGATGCAGCTCAGAAGACACGTTACATTACTGCTAATTTGCAGTTTGATGTGAACTGTTGGGCTCGTTGGGCAGAAGAAGAAGGTATTGATACAAGGTGTATTAACTTTATGTTGTTACATCCAGAGCTTGTTACACAAGAAACAAATGCTCGTGCTATTACTACATTCTTTAATGCAATATCTAGTTTTGAAAGTTTTGAAGATAGCTTACCTTATATCCAAATGATTGGTGAAGGTAGTGTTGGTGATGAATTTGCATCTATGTTTACCGTGTTTATTAATAATAAGTTAGATAAACTTGTTACACCAAAAGATTTATTAACTCATGATAATGAGCAATATATTTTAGGTGAATTAACCGGTTGCATTGGTAAAGATGACGCATATCGTGCAGATATTGCATCAACACTTGCAACAAGACTTGCAAACTTTGCAGTTGTGTATTCAAAAGATAATACAATCAATCAAAAGATTACTGATAGATTGGAAATCCTATGCACAAAAGAATATTTCACAAATGATCTTAAGTATCTAGTTGTGAGAACTATATTTAATGGCAACAAACAAAAGTTTAATAAACTTATGATGAAGCCGGAAATAATTAAAATGACTGTAAAATAATATGGCAAATAAAAATGTTTATCAAGATTATGATAATGATGCATTGAAACATTTTGGCTTGGATAATGACCCCTTTTATGGGGTCGTTACTTCCAGCCTAGTGGAAGATGTGCTTATAACACAAGATCAAACTACTTTTGAAAAAGTAAAAGACTTGCTAACAGATGAAACTATTGATGGTACTAAAATACAGAACTACAAAAGGGCTTTTATAATGTCAGGAGGTTCTGTTACACAAGATAGATTAAAAGCCGCTTGTAAAGAACATAAAGTTACTATAACAAATGACTATGAAAAAGCTGATTTTATAATAACAAATGATGATCTTTATGAAAAGTTTAGTAATGGTGAAAGAATAAAAACCAGCAGACTTATGTATAGATTATGGAATTATGAGGCTTTTAAACCTGAAGATGTTCCCGGAATAGGAGTTATACAATCTCACCATTGTCCGGTTATATGGGATTATAAGTGGGATGATCGCGGAATACCAAGTTATCAATGCAGTAGTCCTATAAGTCTAATGGATGAATGGGGTATCACAGGATTAGCTTTAAATATTGCACATCTTGTGGACACTGGAGAACTAGAGGTTATAAATGAAGAAACTATTTTACATGCATCAGCTAATAAAATAGATTTAACTGAAACTTTAGTAAAAGAAATAGGTGATTGGGTTAATTCATATGACAGTGAAAATATAGCAGTTGCTGCTAAAATTTTACCAACTATTGACTATACAAAAAAGCCTCATTTATTATGGGAGCTAGCTCAAAAGTTATATAGTTATACTCATAATTTTAATAGAGATAAAGATGTAAAGTATTGGTTAGAAAAAGCTGAGTTAAGTGAACTATATCATTCTTCAGCAGAAGAAATGATTATGAAACTTGAAAAAGAAGAAAAACTAACTAATGAATCATTTAGATATCTAGAAAGAATAGTACGTACAGAAATCTCTATACATAATAGAGAACTTTATGTATTTAAAGTAAGTGTAAAACCAGAATATAAAAAATACTTAAAATGAATAAATTAAAAAATATATATTACTTATCAATTAGTTTAAGTGATGCTACATATAACTCACGTCTTAATGTATGTGGAGTAAAAACAATATCAGAGAAAGATGATTCCTCATATAATAACCCAATAAGGGAATCTGCACAACTTATTACTGATTGTGGTAAATATGGTTATTTTAAAGGTATTTTGCATGATAAAAAAATACCTCGGTATGAAGGCCCATTTGGCAATTTATTAGATAATGTAAAAGAAATAGATAGCTCTTCATTAAAGGACAAGTCTTTTTATAGAACTAAAAAGCTAGATTTACCTCAAATGAAAGTGCAAAATCTAAAGGATAAATATGATGTTTCTATTGTTAGAAATAGATTAGCAGCAGATTATGTTATTACATCTAAGAAGTACTTAGAATACTTATTTCATTATTCATATAAAGATGTTCATTCAATTAAGCAATTTACAGATTATATTGAGCACATATCACAAAATATTAGTGATGATGTTTCTTCTGAATTGTATGCTTTAAAAGAACAGATGGAAAATGATGATCCTGAATCATTAGTATATATTGAAATTTTATATCAAACATGGAATTGGAAAAATCAAGTAACAAATATCTTTGATAAAAGTAATGGAAGGAGCCCATTAGAAAAAGGCTTTACTCTTTTTTATTGCAAAGACCCAAGTATGTATAATGTACTAGCGGAAATGTCTAAGCAAGAAAGATTAGTTTTAGATTCAAATTTATTAAATATTTGTAATGAAGATTCTGTTGTATTGAGCCCTAAAGATTGCAAAACAATATCTGATATGATTAATTCAGATGATGCAGATAGTGCTAGCTTAGCATTAGAAATGATGGCTAATTGTAATATTGAAAAGTCTTATGATAAAATTGCATTAATATTTGCATTTTATGACCATAAACTTAGATATTGTTCAAATTGGAATCATGTTAATGTAAAATCTTTAAGAAAAACAATGGATAAAGTTAATTCTATAGATGGTAGATCCGCTCACGGATTTAGTTTCTTAGTAAAACATCTGCATAGTAAAAATGCACTTACAGAATTTGCTATTGGTGCTATCACAAATAAAATGTGTAAGACAATATTAAAATATGTGCATTTAACTGATGATCGTTCAGTATTTGATTTAAAAGCATCAGACTTAAAACTGAAGCCTGCATATACAGTTGCAGATGATCTACCGTTTTAGGGGTAGCCATAATTGATTGTTATGGGCGGGTGTATTCTGTGAGCATCTGCCCACCCCTTTTTTAAATTAAAATTATGAGAGATAAAATAATAAAAGTAATAGAAAAATATGGCCTATGGTTTTTTGCTATATGGCTTATATGTATGATGGGATTGTTCTTAGCTTCTTGTGATACTATAGAAGAAAATCAGAAAAAAAGTTTACTAAGAGATTCTAAATGGGATAAAGCTGAGTTGATTGATGTTAAATATTACAAGAGTGACACTGACCCAAGGTATTTACAAACCTTTGAGATGGATGGATATAAGTTTGTAATATATTTTAATGACCGTGGTAGTGCTATGCAAGCAATAATACCTATAGATACTACTAGTCATGAGTTAGATGATTACATCCGCATGTTAGAAGAAGAAAATCAATTTCTAGGATCAAAATTAGCAGAACATGAATCAAATTAAAGTTCAAAAAACAAAAACTTTAGTTACTAAAGACAATAATAATAGTGCAAACTGTATAGCTCCAAATCTAATATACGGATGCTTTGGTGGTTGTGTAGATACCTATTGTTATATGTCTAGATATAATGGCCATAGAGTGTTTGTAAATGAGAACGTTGATGAGATATTTCAGTCTGTTGTAGAATGGGAGAAAGGTTTTACCAAGATTCCTGATCAACAGGATCCTGTATATACTATGGTAGATATAGCTTGTAATACTGATTTGGTATTAATGCAAAGATATATACCAGGTGGTCTACATGATTATCTCAAAAGATATGATGATCATCCTCAGCTTAATACTACAATGGCAACTAAGTATCCTAGTTTGTTGAAACTTGACGTTAAAAAGTTCAACAAAAAGCCAAGAGTAAGGGTCAGCCTCATGCCTCAAGCATATGCTAATATATTAGAACCTAAGATGCAAAAAACTCAATTAAGAATAAAAGAAATTCAGAGATTAAAAGATCTAGGTTGGGAAGTTCATATTAATTATAGCCCACTTGTATTCTATCCAGGTTGGAAGGATGAGTATCAAGAGTTATTTCATTTTGTGTCTGCAATTGCAGGTGAAAATAAATGTGAAGTAATTGCATTAACTAATCATGCTAATCAAATGGCTAAAGCTTCACCAGAAGCACAGGAGCTTATGAGAAGAGCATATGAAAAAAAGAATAGCAAAGGTATCATGAGATATCCTATAAAACATAAAACAAGATTAATTGAAGAGTTTAAAAAGTTATACTCTTACTATTTTAATCTTGATACAATTAGATATATATTTTAAATTATGAGTGAAGAACAAAAGAAAAAGGAATACAATGAGCATGGTAAAAAATATGCTCCCTATATAACAGATATGATTATGTCTCATCTTAGTGGAGTGAGTGATTTAGAAATGGCTAATGCTCTTGAAAGAAAGGTAGCAGCCTTTACAAAAAAAAGAACAGATGTAATGAAAGAGTTTACTTTAGAACAAGTAGGAAATGTAAATTTTCTTTTATGGGAAGTTACTAAACTTACATTAGAGAAAGAGCTTTTAATGGAAAGACTTAGTTCTGTTGGTATTATAGTAGCTGAAGTAGAAGTTTCAGATAAAGATATAATAGAAAGATTGATGAAAAATTTTAACATATCTAAAGAAGACTTAAAACAATTTAAAGATCAAAAATTCAATGATTATTTAGAAAAATATGGTTGATAAACAAAAAGAAGAGGAGTTTTATGCTAAAAAGTTTAACTTTAGTTATTCCTCTATAAATAAATTATTATTTTCTCCATCCTTATTTTATAAGGAGTATATATTAAAAGACCGTGAAGTCCGTACTGATAAGCATTTAGTTGAAGGTAAACTTGTACATTGTCTTTTATTGGAACCTGAGAATCTTGAAAAGAAATTTAAGATTGTACCTGGTAAAACTCCTACAGATAGTGTAAGAAAAGTATTACATATTATATCTGAAAGATTTACTGCTGAAAAATTAGCAGATGTTCCAGACTTTATGGTAACAGATGTTTTAAAAGAAGTAAATCTATATCAGTCTCTAAAGACTGATGAAGCTAGAATTAATAAAGTTAAAATAGATGATTATGAAATGTATTGGAAGTTTATTCTTACTAAAGACGTGGACGTTGTTGACCAAGATACCTTGGCTCGTTGCAATAGTTACGTTGACATACTAAAAGCTAATAAAGAAGTAAGTGATCTTTTTGAAAATAATGAAACTGATTTTGAATTAGATCAATCAGGAAGATTTGTAGAAAAGTATTTACAATGTAATCTTATGAATCATGAATTTGGTTTACATGGTTATGTTGATTTCTATAAGATAGATCATGAAAATAAAAAAGTTATAATTACTGATGTGAAAACAACCGGAAAAACTATTTCAGATTTTCCAGAAACTGTTGAATATTATAATTATTATCTTCAAGCAGCTATATATTTTAAGTTAGTTTATGAAAATTTAGATCCTGAAATCAAGGATAATTATGAAATTTTATTTAAGTTTGTTGTAATAGATAAGTATAATCAAGTTTACGTATTTGATGTACTTAATGAAACTATGAGGGCATGGGCGTTTAGTTTAAGTGATACATTAAATAGAGCGGAATACCATTATACAGAGAAAGATTATAGCCTACCTTATGATTTTGCAACAAATAAAATAAGACTATAATGACAGGAGCCTACATGCAGTATTTTCAAAAATCTAAGATTTTTTTATACCCTTTATTAGATATTAAAAAAGGTGAAGACTTTGTCCCAGTAGAAACTTACATCTGCTGGGATGGTCTTTATGCCGAGTATGATTGTAAATACATTTGTATTTATCATACAGAAAGGTCAGAAAAATTTAAGACTTTTGAGATGAGACATCTAGCCTCTCACCCTTTATTAGAACATAATGAAAAGGGTAAGGATAGACAGATCTATGTTTTTGATTATTCAAAATTTAAACATGATCATGAAATGTTTGTAAAAGGTTCCTATTCAAAATTTTCAGTTGAAACTAAAAGAAAAATACTTATATACTTTGGTAGAGTGGGTAGAATAAGCGGTTATATACAATCTTATTTGGACCCAAAATCACACCACGAAACATATGCAAAAGAGTTAGACGTAGACTTAGAATTAATTAAATCAACACATGAGCTTTGTTCACCACCAGACTTAGCAAAAGAAACATTAATTGAGAAAATTCCAGATGAATTTGCATTATTAAAGAATAATTCTATATCTTTAGACAAAAATAATAAATGAGCGCAAAAACAAATATTGGACAAAACATGATGTTAGTCTCTTCTTCTTTTAGAGGAGTTAAATCATTTAATTTAATTTCAGTCACAGAAGACTGCCCATACGTAGAAGGAATGTTTGATCCATCTACTGGAATACTGGTTGTAATTTCTAAAACAATGAAAGAAACATTTACCATGTTACCCAGATTAGATGAATCAGGAAATCCTCAAAAACTAAAGTTTCCAAATAAGGAAACAGGTAAAGTAATAAAAGAACAAAGAGTTTCTATTAATACATTTTCTGAATTCTATATTACAGAAAAAGAAGAAATTGAAAATTTTCTTGCAATTTTTGCAGTTAACTTCAAAGACTTTGATTCTGCACAGTATATGAAAGAAGTTGATGCTAATGAAACCAAAACATCAAACATTATTATGCCTGCATAATAGTATTAAATAGATGTGATTGATCAGCTCATCGTCACATCAATTAAAGGCTCCGTGTTATTCAACTTCCGGAGCCTTTTTTTATGACTAAAAATTAAAATATGAATCATTGGATAATGGATTATGAAACTTTATCTAATTGTTTTGTAGCAGTCTTTAAACATTATAAAACATCTGAACAAAAGATATTTATAGTGCATGACCTGCAAAATGATTTTGATAAATTCATAGAATTTTTACATGAAAATAGAGAAGAGAAGCAATGGCATATATCCTATAATGGATTAGCATTTGATGCTCAAGTTACTCAGTATATACTAAACAATCATGAGTTGTGGTCCAACATGTCAGGTTGTGCAATAGCAGAAGTTATTTATGCATTTGCTCAACAGACAATAGCTAGACAAAACAGGAAAGAGTGGGGTGTATTTGCACCGTGGCATATACAAATAGGTCAAATTGATTTATTTAAATTACATCACTGGGACAACCCGGCAAAACGTTCTAGTCTTAAGTGGATACAATTTAGTATGGATTGGGAAAATCTTTTAGATATGCCAATACATCATGAGACAGAAATCAAAACTAAAGAAGAACTAGATACAATTGTAAAATATTGTATTAATGATGTTGAATCTACTAAAGCTATATTTGATACATCTAAGTCTCAAATTAAACTGCGTAAAGAATTAACATCTAAATATAATATCAATTTATTCAGTGCATCAGAACCTCGTATTGCTAAAGAACTATTTGCTTATTATTTAAGTAAAAAGTTAAACGTACATCCTAAAGAAATAAAAGGTATGAGGACTTATAGGAATATAATCAAGGTTAAAGACTTGATACTTCCGTATATAAAGTTTAAGTCTCCTATATTTCAGCAGGCACTAAAAAGGTTTGAGTCACTGGAGCTAGATGCAATGAGCTTAAAAGGTCAGTTTAAATATGAACTTGAACATAAAGGTGTACATACAACGTTTGCTTTAGGTGGTATACACGGTGCAAGAAAGAGTGGTGTTTATAAATCAGATGATGAACATATTATTATGTCTTCAGATGTTACATCTTTCTATCCCAATTTGTGTATCCGCAATCAATGGTCACCCGCACACTTTCCAAAAGAAGAGTTTTGTGATCAGTATGAATGGTTCTTTAATGAAAGAGTTAAAATCCCAAAGTCTAATCCAATGAATTATGTATATAAAATTATACTTAATTCAACTTTTGGTTTAAGCAATGAGGAGAATAGTTTCTTTTATGATCCTGAACTGTGTATGCGTATAACTCTTAATGGCCAACTAAGCCTTATGATGTTATATGATATGATACTTGATGCAATACCTGAAGCATTTGGTTTGTTGCAAAATACAGATGGTGTTGAGATTAGAATTCCAAAAAATAAGAAAGATCTTTATTTGGAGGTCTGTAAAGAATGGGAAGAATTAACTCAACTAAATCTTGAACATGACACATATCAAAAGCTTGTTCTTGGTGATGTTAATAATTATATTGCCGTCAATGATTTTAAATCAGTAGACATGACTACATGGAGAAACGTAAAAGAAAACAATCCTCATTACTTATTTAAAGTAAAGGGCCCAGAATTTATGTATGCTCCTGTTAAGTTAAAAGGTAGATTTAATTTTCATGAACTTCAACTTCATAAGAATAAATCTAAACTGATAGTTAAAAAAGCTATTTATAATTATTTTGTTAAAGATATTTTACCTGAAGATTATCTTGCAAAGAATAGAAATATACTTGATTACTGTATAGGTATGAAATCCAAAGGTAATTGGAAACAAGTAGCTAGATCTACTCCAGACGGTGAATACCGTGAGGAGGATTTGCAAAAAATAAACAGATATTATATATCTAAACAAAGTAAGAATAGCGTTAAGATAACTAAAGTCAATAAAGAAGATGGTAGGCAAATACAGTGTGAGTCCGGAAAGTGGATGCAAACTTTATTCAATGAAATAAAGCTGCAACCTAAATGGGAAGACTATGATATTGATTTAGGATATTATAGCAAGGCCATTGAATCTGAAATAGACTCAATACTCAATGTAAGTATTAACCAACTAGAACTATTCTGATGAATGATAACATGATGAAAGTAATAAAAGACATAGGTTTTGTCATTTTATGCATATTAATAGCTTACCTGGTTATTATGTAACCGGGTAAGAATTTGTTTTAAACAAAAATAATTTATATATTTACACTTATAAAGTTTACATATGAAAAGTAAAATAGAAGTAACAAGAGATTTTGTTATAAATGCACCGTTGCCATCTCATGGAGATACGTATACGGTTATATCTCACAAATTTGTAATTGATAACACCAAGCAAATGCTTGCTAATAGTGGATTCATAGTCACAAATGAAATTTATAGGGCTAATAATCGGGGAGAAGTAGCTCAAGGAATATATCATATAAAGCCAATATCAGGACAATCTGATAATGAACTAGGTATGATGTTTGCTTGGACAAACTCCTATGATAAATCAATAAGATTTCAATGTGCTATTGGAGCTCAAGTATTTGCATGTTCTAACGGAATGGTTTGTGGTGAATTAAACTATGCTAGAAAGCATACAGGAACTGCAGATGAAGAGATCAAGATGCAAATATCAAGTCAAATTAAGAATGCTCAAAAAGCTTTTGATAGAATAAAGCAAGATAGAGATAACTTAAGAACTGTAACTCTAACTAAGAAAAAACAAGCAGAGTTATTAGGACGCATGTACTTTAATGAAGATCTCATCAGTCCTAGACAAATGAGTTGTGTTAAAGATGAAATGGAAAAGCCTTCATTTGATTACCAGTGTGATCAAGAAAACGCATGGGCTTTTTATAATCATGTTACACATTCATATAAGTCTGTGCATCCAAGATCTTGGTTAAGTGATACTAAAAACTTTCATGATTTCATGATGGCTAATGTATTAAAAGGTATGGGTATTACCCAACAAGATACCATTAATACTGATGATACCATTGAAAATGAAGTAAATGATATTGACAATTCTCAAGATGAGTTTGATGCTGATGCAGAAATGCAAGAGATGAAGACTGATGAAATCATTGAAGAAAAAGAGTTAGAAGATTTTGATTTTGAAATTTGATAGTAGCAGGCCTTATATTTAAAGCTTTAATAGCTTGCCTTTTGATCTATTTAGTAGCTAGTAGAAAGGATCCGCCTGCTTAGTGGAAACTAAAAACGTCAATGTGATATAATTAAAAAAAGGAAAACCAACCCCGCTAGTTAGACGTTCTAGTGGGACCTTTTTATGATGGTGGAGCATCTCCTGGATTAAGTAATCTAGTACCAGCTATAATTTCATGAGCTTCAAATACAATTGGCCCCGGAGATTTTGAATTTGTTGCTGATAAACCAAGAGCCCATTGTCTTCCTATAAAAACACTAGTAGAGCCTGAAGATGATAACATTAAAAAGAAGAAACATATTTCATTAGGATCAGCTGCATTACCTGACCAATCTAACATATCACTTACAAGTACATCAAATACAACATTATATACTGTAAGATTTGTTGCATCATCATCTACACCTATAGTTCTCCAACCATATGTTGGAGTTGTAGTAGTTGAGGGAGTATGATGTAATCCACAATGTATAAATTCTCCCGTCAAAGAAGATGCTGCTGTCATCGCACTTAGCTCAATAGATATTCTAACATAATTTGAATCTTCTGTAGGTCTATTAAATTGTATATTTGCTGTATGAGATGCAGCTGTACTAGGGGCACTAGGATTATATTCAACTAAACTAAATGTAGTAGTATTTGATACTCCGATTAAAGCATAATCAGTAACAGCCGAAGTAGTAACTGCACAAACAGAAGTTTTTAATAATTTAGAGTTATCTGGAACAGCATCAAACTCAATATCCATTTTATTATTAATAGTATCATCTGTTATTGTAACTGAAATACTATCTGTATCTTTAAAATTTAATCTAGATGCATCTCCAACTATTTGATCATTTTCAAATACATCAATTGTAGCTCCATTAGTTGAAGGTCCAAATCCTGTTTGAAATTTAATATCATCTAAAGCAAATGTAGCTGGTGTATATGGGGCAGGACTTACACCTGGTGGCCTATTTGGATATAATGTAAACCATAAACCACCTATAGTTGTATTTTGTGGAAACATTGCAAAATTAGAAACTGGAATATTTACAAGTTGCCATGTACCAATTGCAGATGCATCCATGTTTATAAGACCTTCAATCCTTTTGTAACCAATTCTCGTACTATAATTACTAAAAGTTGTATCTGCCCAGGCAAAAACATAAAATCTAGTTACACCTGCGGCAACCAAGTCTTCTGTTATTTGAATTCTGAAGCTTAAAATAGTAAATTGAGATCTACTTATAGGAGACGGTGCTACGAATCCAACACCTCTATTCCATCCGTATTGTCCTACACTAGCTAAAGTACATTCTGTACCTTGAAAAGGTGTAGGTGTAGTTGATGAAAAATTAGCAGTATTATTATTACCAAATGTTGATCCTGTCCAATCTGGAGTGGAACCTTCTCTATAAACATACTCTGTAGTAATATTAGGTGTTGAAGCATTTGTTCCTACCAATACATATTGAACTAAAACTTGTTCTGGGGAAAGTGTGGGAGTACTTGGTGTTGCAGAAGGAGTTCCTTGAACTACAGATACTGTTCCAGTATCATCAGCTACAATTGCATCAAATCTTCCATTAGATGGATCTCCGTTATTTAGAGTAACTTGTGTTGCAGCACTGGTATATTGAATTCCATCTATTATATAAACTAAATCACTAACGTCAAATATTAAACCTGTACCTGAATAAGCGGCAGCTCCTGATAATAATTGAGTGCCTCCTGTTCCAGCTGGAATTGCAGAAAGAGGACTAGATGAAGTTCCATCACCTGCAATCGTAACTCCATCTGTAGCTATATTAGTGCTTAAATCAATAACATCTGGATCAGTTGTTTGATCAATACTTATACTTCCATTTGTAGAATCTATTGTTCTAAATTCTAAATCTTCAGCAGTTTTTTGAAAGAATACTTCACCGGGAGCACCACCAACGTTAGATGCTGTATTAACTTCACCACTAGCACCAGACGCAAGGTCTATCGTATCTCCATTATCAGTTACATTTACACTGCCATCTACACTTGTTATGCTTTTAAATTCAAGATCTTCTCCAACTTTTTGTTTAAATGTACCAACTCCAGATCCAACATTAGATGCAGTATTAGCTTCAGCTAAATTATCAAATTCAATAAAGTCTCCGTTTTCATCTATCGTAAGATTCAAGCTAGTTGATTTAAGTCTTCTAAGATTGCAAACACCTTGACCAGTAACCGGGTCATTTGTTTTATCTTTAAAACAACCAGGACTACTATCACCTATTGGTACATTTTCAAACTCTAAATCTTGAGATGTTATAAGATCTCTAACTCTAACTAATTCAACACTTTTATAAGGGACTGGAGAAGCAATCCCTTCCATATCCGGTTCCTCATGTTTAGCTACAACTATAGCGTCATTAGGTTTTACAATGCTAGTTACCTTTTTCCTTTTAAAAAGACTTAATATGTCAGTTAGAATATTCATTATCTTCCAGAATAAGTATTAGCAGTAGTGACCGTACCACCCATATTCATTTTTTTACTGCATCCACATGGCTTACCTTTCATATAAGTATTATTTGTAGAACCGGGCATAGTCATGTCCAATCTGCCTTCCAATGAAGTTAAAAGAGATGGCTGACCACCTTGTTTATATTTTCTTTTATAAGCCATAATTTAAATATTAAATGTTAAAGTTACTAGTAATAAGTATAACTTAAAAGTAGTATAATCATACTCATCATCTGGCCTCATCCAATCCCATCCTAGTGCAAATCTATCATGAGGTAGGTGAAACATTATTTCCAATAAAGGTTGTTCTTGCATCATCTTCCTTGACCTTTATATTTTTTAATATAGTGTTTACTACTCTTTACTTTAGAAGTCTTGCTTTTAGCATGTACACCAGGTCTACGCTTCTTTGTCCCGCTTTCTAAACCAACCTTTTCTTTTAGTCTCATTTTTTATTTCTGCTTTTGCATTTGTATTTTTAACCTTTTCAATAGATCTTCCTCCAAAGTAAGCCCCTATTACAGTAAGTAATGTGATCTCTAGAAGACTGATCCATTTGTCTTCAACTTTGAACTCTATTAAACCTGCATCAATAAAAACTAAAATCATTGTACACACAACTAAGAATATTAAAACCATTGGTCTAACATTTTTAGATAGCCAGGAATCTGAATTCATATCAGACTCCCATCTTTTTGTTACATTCTCTTGAATAGTATCTTCACTATCCAGTAACATTTTCTGCATAGCATTTTTGAGAGTCATCTTCTCTTCTTTAGAAGTAACTACCTCATCAATGATCTTATCAGCTTTTCCAAAAAGACCTCCTAATAAATTGCCTATCCAAGGTGCTGCCATGTTAAGATTTTTTTCTTATCATTCTGCTTTTTCCTTTGACCTTACGACCAATAGCTCCAGGTTTCTTTTTTGCTAGTTTAGTATACATACCTGGTCCCGGATCTTTTCCGCCTACTTTGTATGTAATCATACCTTTACCTTTAGCAACTTTTCTTTTAGCAGCTTTTTCACTAATTTTTGGACCTCTTTTTATACTTTTTGGTTTGCCTACTTTGCTGCCTATAGCTTTTTTTATTGCATCAGCTCTCCTTTTAGTATCAGGTTGGTTTGGTGACGAAGCACCACCTTTACCTGTTTGGCCACCTGATTGCATTTTAGATATAATCTTTTCTCTTACACCACCTTTAGTTCTGGCATCTCTGATTTTAGCTCTAGTTTGCTTTCTTTTTAATTTGGCATCTAGTTTTTGTTGTCTTGCATCTTGAATAGCTCCTGTTGCTTTTTGAGCATCTTTAGCTGTTTGTTCAACACCTTCTAATATAGATCCTCCTGTTTGCCTCATCATTTCTTTCCCATATTGAGCTTTATCATTAAAGTAACCCATTGGATTACCTACATAATTTTTAGCCATAGGGCCACCGTGTCCATATCTTTTTTTCGTTGAACCACCTGACTGCATTCCCATAGCATATTTAACCAAATTTTTTGTTTTCTTATATGCTGGGATTTTATTAATAGCTCCTGAAGTAACTTTTTCTAATGCATCGTCAACTTTTTTAGCAACTCTTTTTGTTGCTTGACCTAATGTTTCAGATTTCTTTTTTGAACCACCTTTTTGGTATTTCATTCCTGCTTTTCTCATGTTTGCTGGCATAACTTAAATTTTAATTGTTTGTTTATTTTGATTTCTTTTTTCCATCCGGTCCATAATAGTCTCTAACATCCGGAGCTTTTAGTTTTGGATAGTTTGCTTTTTTAAGCCTATCCATTTTTTCTTTATGAGCACCTTTAATGGTATTTTTCATAAATTGATAACCAGGTACACTGTTTATTAATCCACCTGTTTTTTCTTCTAACCAATCATCAAATCTTTTAGCAGGAGAATTAGGAGGAACTTCGCTACCATTTTGCATCATGATTTCTCTTCCATATTCCGCTTTGTCATTGAAGTATTGCATTGGTCTACCTACGTAATTTTTTGGATCTGGCTTTTTCATTTTCTTTTTTATTTTTTGTTTAACTTCCTTAGAGTTAATGCAAATCTAGCACGTTGTGCAGTTTTACTATTTCCTCCTTTAGATTTTTCACGCAACCAAGAAACTTTGATAGTGCCATCTTTCTTTATAGCTCCTGCTCTTTTTGCAGTAGCAGTTAGAGAACCTGGCTTCTTAATAGCTTTTTTAATATTAAGTTTACTACTTTTTCTTTTTTGGACTGCCATTTTTACTAAATTTCTTTCCTTTGATTGCGTCAACTACATCATCCATTTCATCAACAGCATTCTTAGTTCTACGTCCAACTTCTTTGGCCGCAGCAATTGCTTTTTCATCTACTGTAGTTAAAGACCATAACCACTTCCAACCCGCTAAGGCCCATAGACAAATGTTTTGCAATGATATTGTCCATATCACTTTAAAAATAATTTTAATAATTTTCATAATATTAACTTTTTTAGGGGCTAATAAGATAGCCATAGTATAATATAAGATAATAAAAATTAATGAAATATACAAAATTACCATGATCTAGATGTTTCTTAGTCTTTCGTTTTCTTTTTCTAAAAAAGCCACCTTAGTTCTTAATACTCCCACTTCCTCTGTAAGGGATAGGATCTGTTCTCTCATTGTATCTTTTTCTTGAGAACTTTCTGCTAAAAGAGTTTCAAGATTTTTTACTCTAGACCGAAGATCATCTCTATACATATTTTGATCATCTTTTTCATCTTTCATTTGTTCTGACTTTAGTTGTATTCTTTTTTCGTAAAACTTCCAAGCCCCAGCTGAGAAAAGTACAGTTACAATTGTCACTATGACTGTAGTTAAATTATCCATTGTTTACTTTATTATAATAGTGATTGCATATTCTTTTTAAATTGAAAAAAGCACTGAAGGATATCACAATCCAACCCCAATGAGTGGGACATACAAATGTTCCTTTTATGTAATACATAATTACAACAACAATAGAAAATAAAAATACAGCTAAAGCTAAAGTCTTTCTAGTAGATAGTGAATGATAACAAACAGAATAAATAGTAGTAAACCCAATAAGTATTGATAAAATTACTAATGTTAGGTTTAAACCGTGCTCAGCTGTATATACAATAGGGAAAAAAATTAGCCATATTATACCCTGAGTTATTTCTGTAGGCTCAGAGTCATAATAAGTTAAAATGTTTTTTATCTTTGAAAGCATTTTGCAATAATTAGAAACAAATATGTACTAGCACTTAGTACTCTATAATATAATATACAAAAAATCTAATTAATTTTTGTAGTTTAAATCACATAACTTTAAATTTTTTAATATGAGTAGAAATCAATTTCATTTAATAATGCTTCCAAGGGAGCCTTTAGTTGGAGCACAAATCTTTAACACAGAAATCCATATGAATGGTGAAGATGGCAATGTAGTCAAACATCATTATTATGGTCTTGAAATAGGATTATTATTTTTTAGATTTTCTTTTATGAGAATTGGATCAGAAATATCTTGATTTTAATCCTTATTTTTCTTAAATTGAATTAGACATTGCCATATCCGTCCAGATGATATGGCCTTTTTTATTAACCCTTTAAAAATTGAATATGAACGGAAATATCTTTATGCCGAGAGTAAACATTTTGCCTTATGAATACCCACAATTATTAGATTACAAAGACGCTATCAGACATTCCTATTGGATTGATACTGAGTATAATTTCACAGAAGATATTTCTGATTTTAAAACAAAGATTACTGATCAAGAAAGAGAAGTAATTAAACGCACAATGTTAGCCATTGCTCAAATAGAAGTAAAGGTCAAAACATTCTGGGGTGATTGTTTTAAAAGAATGCCTATAGCCGAGATTGGTGATGTAGGTATGACATTTGCAGAGTCTGAAGTTAGACACAAAGATGCCTATGCTAGATTGCTAAGGATCTTAGGTTTAGAGAAAGAGTTTGAAAATGTAATTAATGTTCCTGCTATAAAGGGACGCATGGATTATCTGAATAAGTATCTTGATGGTACTAGAAGTAAAGATAATAAGATGTATACCAAATCTGTACTATTGTTCTCACTGTTCATTGAACATGTAAGTTTATTTAGTCAGTTTCTTATTATGATGAGTTTTAATAAAGAGAAAAACCTTTTCAAGGGTATCTCAAACGTTGTTGAAGCTACCAGTAAAGAAGAGGATATACACGGAAACTTTGGTGTTGAGTTAATCAATATCATTAAGAAGGAAAATCCTGAGTGGTTTGATAAAGATTTTGAAGAGTTAGTTTACTCTGCATGCATGAAAGCTTATGCTGCAGAAGTAGATATATTAAACTGGATCTTTGAAAAAGGTGAGTTAGACTTTCTAACAAAAGAAACAATAACTAACTTTATTGCAAATAGATTCAATAATTCTTTAAGTAAGATTGGTATGGAGAGAATGTTCCATGTTGATCAAGATCTCTTAGAAAACACACGTTGGTTTGATGTAGAATGCACTGCTACTAAGGAAGGTGATTTCTTCTACAAAAAACAAATTGATTATAACAAAAAAAGTAAGAGTATAACACATGCAGATTTATTCTAATATGAAGTACCCTAAATATTATTGGCTCAATGATGAGTCGCGCCTCTTTCTTTCAAGAGGATATATCAGTGAAACACCTGAACAAAGAATAAAAGACATAGCAATTACAGCCCAGAAGTATTTAGGTATTGATGGGTTTGCTGAGAAGTTTGAAGACTATATGGCCCGTGGCTTTTATAGTCTTTCAACTCCGGTTTGGATTAACTTTGGTAAACAGAAAGGTTTGCCAATCAGCTGCTATGGATCTAACGTAGATGATTCATTAGATAGCATATTAAACGCAGGACGTGAGATTGGTATGATGTCAAAGTATGGTGGAGGAACAAGCGCCTACCTAGGCAACCTTAGATCTCGCGGTACAGAAATATCAACAGGAGGTCATGCAGATGGCCCCGTGCATTACGCAAAAATTTATGACACAGTTGTGGATGTTTGCAAGCAGTCAGAAGCCAGGCGTGGAGCTTGTGCTGTTTGGTTACCTGTAGAACATGCAGATATAATGGAGTTTCTAGATATTGGAACAGAAGGTAATCCCATCCAAAACTTACAGTACGGTATAACCGCAGGTGATGATTGGATGGTAGATATGGAAGCCGGTGATGAGGACAAGCGTAAAGTTTGGGCCAAGATCCTCCAGAGACGTTCTGAGTTTGGATTTCCGTATATCATGTTCCGGTACAATAGTAATAATCATACCACTCCTTATAAAGAATTGGGTATGGAGATTACTGCATCTAATCTTTGTTCAGAGATTCAGCTGCCAACTGATAGCTACAATTCTTTTGTATGTTGTCTTGGCTCACTGAACCTGCTGCATTGGGATGAGATCGAAAGATGTGACGCAATAGAAACGTATGTTATGTTCTTGAATGCCGTGATGGATGAGTTTATTACCAAAGCTCGTACTCTACCCGGAATGAAAAGAGCGTATAACTTTGCCAAAGAGCATAGAGCTATTGGTTTAGGTGTACTCGGATATCATTCGTTATTGCAGTCTAAGCTACTTGAGTTTGATTCGTTGCAGACTAAAGGTTTAAATGAACATATGTTTAAACTGATAAAGACTAAAGCGGAGGCGGCCTCTGAATGGTTGCATGATAACTTTGGTTATAGGTCTATTCGTAAAGGTTATGCTAATACAACTCTGTTAGCAATAGCTCCAACTAAATCTAGTTCTTTTATACACGGTGCTGTAAGCATGGGTATAGAACCTATAAAGTCTAATTACTTTATAAAAGATCTAGCTAAGAGTAAAACTGTTTATCAGAATCCTTTCTTAAAGGAAGAGTTGCAGAAGTATGGCTTAGATACCCCGGAAACTTGGGATAGTATCTTAAAGAAGGATGGATCAGTTCAACATCTTGATTTTCCTACCAAAGCTGTATTTAAGTCTTTTGTTGAAATTACTCCAAAAGAACTTGTACTTCAAGCAGCTCAAAGACAGAAGTATATTGATCAGTCTCAAAGTCTTAACTTAATGATTGATCCCAGCGTATCAGCTAGAGATATAAATCAACTCTATCTATATGCCTGGAAAGAAGGTGTAAAAACTTTGTACTATCAATTTAGTCAAAGTTCAGCTCAAGCTTTCTCTAGGAATATTCTTGAATGTTCTTCTTGTGAAGGTTAGCCGGGTGTTACACCGGTAGGATGGGGGAGTGTAAAGCTATATGGGTTAAAGCCCCAGACCTCATCCATATGCACCCATAGCTCAGCTGAATAGAGCAATGCACTTCTAATGCATAGGTCCCAGGTTTGAATCCTGGTGGGTGTACTACTAGCTACAGTATATTAAAATTGGGGAGTCATAGCACTCCCCTTTTTTATTTAATAAAGAAGTTTTTCATGTCAAGATAGTTTTGCCACTTCTTGATTGTATATAAAATAGGCACAGCATCTTGCCATTCTTTGACTAATTTAAGTTGTCCTTTTCTTCTACCTCTTTGATATACTACAGCAGAGTTTTCATAAAAATCATCTCCGCTTTGTGTAATAGCATAAAAAGGAGTTTCTATTAATGAGAACATTGCTTCTCCTAATTCACCCATTGTTCTTGTAGATGCAATTGGAGACTTTACCATCTGCATTTGTTCTTGAGATCCTATAATAGGGACAAATAGAATAAGTTCTTTTAATGTTCTATCTGCTTGGTACATTAGGATATTTTCCATTCTTTTTTCTAACTCACTTTCATCTCCATCATCTGCCCAAAGACTTTGCATTAATTCTTTTATAAGAACAGTTAAAAGTATAATACCCATCTCGCCCATAGATCTATAAAAACCTTGCAGCCTATTAAGGGCTCTTTGATTATCTTGCCAATCCCCATCTTTTAAATAACCATTATCTTCTAAGAATCCCTCAGCATATTGATTAAATTTAAAGTTACCTTGAGCAAGCTGTTTTCTTGTATAACCCATAAAGCCCCACCAAGATTTATATCTACCTTCCATCCAACCTAAGTTTTCATCATAGTATTCTTTGTCAAATCTAGCTCTCATTGCTGGAGCAATCCATTTGTGAAACTGAGCTGCAAGTTTACCAACAGTACTAGACTGCATAACCATTCTATCTTCATAAGCATAGTTACCGTGAATTTGTTTATTTACTTCACGCATTTGATTTCTAAGTTGATATCTATATTGATCATCATACTTACCTAATTCTCTAAGAACTTCTGGATTACCTTCTTTGTTTAAGTTTTTATTATCAACTTTAACTACAGTCCAATCACCCTCTTTCATTTTTAACTCATGAGTTTTAGTATCAAAGTCATGAGCATCATATAAAGATAATATTTCTCCAGTCTCTTCATTTCTAACCATTGTATCTATTACCATGGCCATGCCTACTTTAGTCTGAACATTCCACTCAGCTGCATCTTGTAAAGTATAACCCCAATCCATGAATCTTCTAAAATAAGACTTTCCTACTCTATCTATTTCAGAACCTGACTCTCGGATTTCAGCTTGACTATCCATCATTCTATATAGTTCTACAAAGGCTTCAAATTTACTATTGGCTTTATCAGGGTCATAACCACCTCTAGGCCCACCTATAGATTTTGCAGATGAAGCTAATCTGTGTATCATATCTGGAATACCTCTTTTATTAAACTCTAAGGATGCTCTTAAGAAAGCATCTTTGGAATAGAATCTGCCGCCTATTGCTTCAATGTTATCATTGATCCGCCCTAGAACATAGTTATTAAAGTTACCAAAAGGGTTAAATGCAACATAAGATAATGATGATAACTGTATAAGTCCATCTGAAACTTTTTCAAAAAAGCCTTTAGTCATTTGATCATTATCATAGTAAACCATATTCATCCATTTCTTAGCTCTTCTAAGAATATTAGAATCACTTCCTTTTATTGATGCTTTTTCTTCAAAACCTAATTTAGTTTTAATAACCTTTTTAACTTTTCCATCAGAAGTTTTATATTGACGTCTTTCAATTTGTTTAAGCATTGCTTTCATGGTATCTTCAACAGACCCCATTGTTTCATAATGTTCGGCCATACTTGCAAACTTAAGTAAAGCATTTCCCATATCTTTATTTAGTTCACCTCTTGATGGTTTACTTTCTTCTTCCATTCTTAGGCCTTTTAGTTCTGCCATTTTCTTTTTGAATGGATCAAGTTTTATTTTACCATCTATTCTCTCTTGATTTAATTGTTCTATTTTTTCATCAATGCCTTTTAATATATCATCATTTCTAGTTTTACCTGTATAAAATATAGGCATACTATCAACAATTTGACCTGTCTCATCTGCAAATACAGTTCTTTGCTGCATTGTAGTCGTAAAAAGATTTTTAATGCCGCGGGTTGACTTGGCAAACATTTTAGATACTAAATTAGGTTTACCTTTTAAATCTTGAAATATCTTACCTCTCATTACAGGCACTTTACCAAGCATTTGACTTCTTTGATTTGGTGGTAATTTATTTAAAAGATCATCTTCAAATAATTTTTTAAACATTAAGTAAAATTCTTTTTTAGCTTGACCTAGTGCTGTATCATCATTCATGATTGCTTCATACTTAGCACTTCTTAAATTTTTATGCGTAATGTTTCCAGCACTATCCCTCAAAGGTTGCTCGGCTCTTACTACTCTATACTCAGGTCTTGGGTAAGGTGTTGTATTATAAATAGTTTTAACCTCTCCTGTAAATTCCCCATTTTTACCTCTTTTAGCAACTGTTGTTTCATCTTGTTCAATACCTACTCTAAAGTATTTAGCTATAAATCTATCATAGGCTCTATCACTTACATCACTCTTTCTTTTCCAGAATCCATGTTTACCATTTGCAACAAAGTATTGGTACTTTGCTCTTTCCGTTTTAAACTCATCAGTATATTTATGATATTGGCCATCTGCAGGTTGATCATTTAAACCTATAGTTTCAGCTCTAAAAAAGTTTCCAAATTCTTCCTTAGCTTTTGCTAATTCAATATTATATTCTATATCTTCTAAACTAGCAGATGCTATATCTGAGATGTCTCTAAATTGTTTAGGCTGCCCAGTAGAATCAAATAATTTATCTCTTAACTCTTTCATTCTAGCATAATACTGCGGTCCTATTTCTTGAACATACATTCCTGTAAATTCTCCAGCTTCATCAAACTCTAGCATAAAATCATATAAATCTTGAGGATCTTTTATACCAGCAAGCTTTTGCAATTTAGAAGCAGCAGCCTGGATCATTTTTTCTCTGTCTTGTATTTTATCAAGAAGCTCTTGTTTTTTAGACTTATAAATCTTATCCATTAAAGCTAATAAAGTATCTTTAGATGTAGCTAGATCTCTTGTTTGCAACTCTATTACATTAATATCTTCTCCAAACTTCATTAAATCATCCAACATATCTTCAGTAAAGTTTCTTGATGATGTATTCTTGACAATTGTTCTTACATAGTTCTCAATTGCATTATCAATAATACCCGGAGTATAATTATCAAAACTACCAACACCTACTAAATCATTAGCTTTTGTTTGTAGATTTAAAACCAAACTTTTCTGAGTTGCATTTAATTCTGCAGAATCTTGAAGTTTATATAAACCTTGAAATGTTTCCATGAATCTATCAAAGTTCAATACATAAGATATATATTCCGGCTTACCAAAGTTTTTTGGATCTTCTACATACGCTTTGAATTCATTTATTTGCCTGAGAGCATCCCGCATTAAACTACTAAATATTCTTGATCTAGCACTGGGACCTGATCCTAATGCAATATTAATAGCACTAATTGAATTAAGTATTTGTTCTTGAAGTTGTGTTGTAGTTTGATGTCTACCTAAAAAAGTTTGTTTTCCAAGTTGATTCAGCGCTTCTTGCTTTTTAATAAGACCTTTTTGATATGTTCTTAAAGCTTGAGTTATAATAGAAAATTCAGGTGAAACTTCAACGCCCTCTGGTTGCTGTTCTTGACCATCTAATAATTCTTCTAGACTAGCTGATTGTACAGATTCTGGAGATTGCTCCATTGCTTCATCTATTTCTTCTTTTGCAGTTTGATTAACATTAAGAGGAATAAGTGCATCTACATACGGCTGATTCTGACCAGGTGGATGGGTTTGTTCTCCTTCATAATCAAACTTTCCTGTAAAAGTTTGATTTTCACCTCTACCTTTTATTCCTACTTTTACATGTATAGTACTAACAGCATCTGGTTCTGTAGATATAGTATATCCCATATTTTGCAACATCCTTTTATACATGTTAACTTGTAGGTTATGCTTTTGTCTTTTTGATAGTTTACCTTTTCCGTTTTTACCTTTTTTTAATAAACCTTTTTCAACAAGTTCACTGCTTTCTTCTACATCCCACTGTTTATCATACATTAATCTTTTACCTGCAATACCTTGATAATCTTTAACCCCATCTTTAGAAGTTTTAAGATCAACAACTTTTAATGTACCATCTGGTTTTATAACCAATAAATCTATTGTACCAGCAGTTCCTGTAGCTTCATCATAAACTGTTACTTGAGGTAATGCAATACTACCATCTCTTAATAATCCACTTTCTTTGTCATATAGTACATTATTTATATCATCATAAGCTCTACCTGCTTGCTCTTCTGTAAGAATTACTTGTCCTCCAACCTCTGCGGCATCTTCTTTAACTCTCTCAAAAGCTTCTTTTTTAGTTAATCCCGCAGCTAAAGCTTCTGTAATACTATCAAAGTTATTACCTAAAGCTTGATTGATGGCATATTTTTCATCCATTTCAGCTTGCTTCTCAGGACTTTTCTTTCCATTAAATCTTTCAGTAGTACTTTTCCAAGATCTTTCTATATCATTTATATCTTTATAGGTGTGTGTCTTTTGATTAAGAACCAGCATTGGACTTTTTCTATTGTAAGATGATGCTGCTAATATACCTATATCTTTTGGTGAATGAACAGCTGAGTGAAATAATTGCCTTGCTATTTCTTTTTGAACTGCATTGCCGGACTCCATAGCTTTATCATATGCTATCTTTGCACCACCTGTAAGATTGTATCTAACTTTTCTATCAGCAATTCTATCTATTTTAAATTCAATACCAGATGTATTTAAAAGTTTTGCTATACCAGTTAATGTAGCATTCTGTGATATTGATCTAGCAGAAAATGGCTTTCCTGTTAAGTATTCGGATAAATTTTTAATTATATCCATGAACCAACTTAGAAACTCTTTTACTGCACTTTTAAATGATCTAGTTTCATTCTCAGTAAACTCTTTATTAAAATGTCTAGATAAAGCTTGGGTTACTAATTCAAGTTGTCTATGCTTTTCTGAAAATCCTCTTCGCTTATTGTAAGCATCATTTATTTCTTGTGATAGTTCAGGAAAACTTTTTCTTGCTTCTTTTAATAACTTATTGAATAATTCAGGGTTATCTACATAAACACTATCTATAAAAGGATGTAATATTTCTTCTATTGCTACATCATCAGTAACACGGCCTTCTATTAAAACCGCTTTGCCATCTACATAAAAAGATCTTATATCTTTAAATGGAACCTTTGATTTTTGTTCCATTGGTAAATCATCATATGCTCTTTTAGCATCTGCCGGTGATAACATAACAACAGAAACTTGAGGAAACATTCTCATCAAATGCCTCACCACTTCCCTAGAATGTGGTGTATTAAAACCTCTTGCAGCGGGTATTATATCACTTGGTGTAAAAACATTTCTTTCTATATCTATAACTAAACCTTTACCTTTACTCCTTCTATTTATAGATTCCTTCGGTATATGGTTTACTCTTAAATAATTATATAATCTATCTAAATTATACTTTCTTATAGAAGGATCATATGTTCTATTTCTAGAAGACACTACATAATAATCTCCTTTAAATTTAGTAAGTATACCAAGTCTAACTAAATTTGCATATAACGCTTCTGTAAACTCTCTAGTTTTTAAATTATTAAAAGCTTTCTGATCTTTTTTATATTGCATTACTTCAGATACTGTGGGTAACGCATCCGTGTTGTTTGCTTTCTGCCATTTATTCATTAAATAATTTGCCTCAATTGGTGAACCCAATGCTTCAGCAACATTTTTAAATTCAGCAGTACTTCTATTTATGCATTTCTGTGCCATTAAAAACAGGATTTTAATTGTTCAATAAATTCTTCCATTGTATCAGATGTTTTTGCAAACTCTTTCATTAAAGCATCTATACTACCATAATCTCTATTAAAGGCTTCTCCAACTTTTTTAAGATTCATTAGCTGACCCATACTTAAAGTTGATAAGTATGCTTCAAGTTTTTCCTTATTATCAATTGTATCAAGACCTTCATTTGCATTCTCTCCAGATTCCATAGGATTACCATTTGAATCAATGCTAAAGGTATCTAAATCTTCCGCATCTTCCAAAGCATCTGTTAAATCATTTGTAGGAACTTCATTGCCCTCATTATCAATACTAAATGTATCTTGCTCTTCTCCTTGTGCGGCTTCTTCAGCAATGCTTGCACCACCAACTTTTATATCTTTTCCATCAACTTCAATATCTTGTTTTGGATCTGACATTTTAGCTTGATATTTTTTTACTATTTCTTTAGCCACCGGAGTATTTAGCCAGCCTTTTTTATCAAGTTTATCTTTAAAAACAAAGTTATCATATGCTTTATCCAACATAGCATCTAGAGTTGCATCTGTTCCATATTCATATTCTATAGATCCATATATCTTATTAGGATCTCTACTTGGTCTTCCTGAACCATCGCCTGAATCATTCTCTCCTGGATTAGCTTCTTTAACTGTTTCTTTTACTGAATTATTTGTAGGTCTTTCTCCAAATATAAAACCAATTGGAGTTTGTGCAACTGATCCCATAACATCTATTTCTATATACTGAGCATACGTACCTACAGCTATTTCTTGAGATAATCCTTCACCTATATTACCATATTGAGGACCGGCATGTCTTACTAGTTGAAAGTATCTAGTTTTTCCATCTACAACAAAAGCCATAGTTTGAGGAAATTCAATTAAATCTTTAGTTTCTTTACCATCTGCAACTTCATTTATTGTAAATGATTTTTTTATTTGACCTCTATTTGAAGCATACCTTTTACCTTTGCTTCCAATTTTACCAAATTTTCTAGTCTCAAAAGTATCATTCTCCTCAAATTTAGGTCTACCTGAAATACCTTTATACAAATCTATTTCAATAACCGCTTTATCAAACTGATCATTTAAATATATACCTCTGCTTTTCGCTTTGCTATTTATTTCTTTTGTTTCTGCTTTTTGTTCTTTTTCTGTAACACCCGCAGCTTTATAACCAAAGTTATCTTCCATTATTGAAAGTAGATCATCATAAAGTTCTTCACTAAATTCTTGAAGACCCATTAACTCAGCATTATCTATTTGACTTTGAATCATAACCCCTCCTGGAAAGTTATCTATATTTTGTTTTATTTTTTCAACCTGTTGAGTAATCTCTTGAGATGCAGTATTTATTTCAGTACCTGTATAAAAACTTTCTTCATTGTTAGATAGATCTTTTTTTATTACTATTCTAATAACATTGTCTGCATTTCTAACAGACCTGCTATTTCCAGATCCTGTTTCAGACTCATTATCAAATATAACAAATAGTTTATCAGGATTATTTTCTACATACTCTAAAGTGAATGGTTTTTTAGCTTGATTTATAAGTGACTTACCATTAAATATACCTACTGCAGGTATTGATCCTCTTTGCAAAAGTCTTGCAGTTTTAGGGTGCAAGCCGTACTCTCTCAAAAAGTTTAATTTTAAATCTCTAAATGACATTCCAAAATTAGCCATCATTTGGTTATCATCCATTGCAGCAAATGCTTGAGATGTACTTGGTAAAGTAGACATATAATCAGCAAACATTTCTGGGTTTATGGATGCTATTATACTTCTATAGACAGGCTGCAATCCGTCTTTTACTATCATATAGTTTAATACTTTCATTGCCAATGCTCTAGTTAATGGATCTGCATATAGTTCTTGGAAACCATTTTGAACATCTAATTTCTGAGAGTCATTTAAAGGAGTTAGTGTATTAGCAGTTAGCATACTTATCCCTGTTTTATTACCTTCATCCGTAGCAGATTCTGGTCTTATAAACCCATCTAAAAAGAAGTTATACTTATCTCCATTTAATGTTTTTAATTCATCATATGTGTCAACAATATCTTTAGAACCTTCCTCTGGATATATTAAATCATTTGTTGGAATGCCTAAAGTAGACATTGGATTATTATTTAAATAATTTAGATAACCTTGAAGTGTTATATATGAAAGCAAGTCATTGTTTATTACCGCTCTTTCTTCTTTGGTAAATCTTTTATAGTTTGCTTCAAGAGATCTAAATATATTTTTGAAACCGGCACTTTCATCTAAAAATACTTTTGGTAAAATACTGTTTACAAATTCATTTTGTATATCTAACATTCCTGTTTGCCATCTATCTTTAGAAAACACAGGTCTTAGATCAAACATTGGAATTTCATTAGGCGGAAGCGCTTTCATTTCAGCATCTGTCAAATCTATTTTTAATTTTTCTCTAGCCTTAGTAACTTTATATACATCATTTGTATCTTTACCAAATCCTTTTGCTAAATTTAAAAGGTCACCCATTGGTCTTAAAAATTCAGCAATATCAAAAGCTTTTAAGAATTGATTTAAAGCTGCATAATCTCTAAGTACTTGCTCTCTAGTAATAGCTTCTATTCCATTATCTGCAGCTCTATCAACTTTATCTTGAAGTTCTTCTTCTGATGTAAATGTTACTATGGGATCTTGAGCAGCATCAAGTAAAGACTTTTCGTTAACAGCAGCAGCTGCAAAGTCTTCTTCTGATGCTAAGTCATAAGTTGCAGCAGCATTTTTAAGACTTTCCATCTTAGCTTCAATGTGTTCTTTAACATCAAATTCAAATTGAGGTGCTCTAGATTCTAGCTTATATGCTTCTCTTATTAACGGATGATTCATCATTGCCACAGATGTTCTAATTGGAACACCCATTGCAGTCATAGTTGTAACAATAGCTAATGCATTTCTACTAAGACCCAACTTAGCAGCAAGTCTTTCTTTAGCATTATCTGTCATTGCAGTTATCAGTGCAGAGATTATATATTGCTTTCTTTGACCATTTGATCCATCTTCTAATTTC